AAGTCCATGTCCACGGGTGGGGGAAATTAAAGGCTGGCTGGACAATAAAATTGGTTGAACTTAACTGAATCCGTGGTATCCTAGCGATGTCAGCGGTGTGGCAGCCGTTGGAAACAATAGGATTACAGGGATGCAAGCCCATATAAGTCTAGGGCGTGCGTGGTTTTGAAAGTGATTAGACCCCCTGTCGTCTTATTGTTTTCAACGCCGCTCATGCCAAGAGCCACGCTCTAGTCTTATGTGGGCTTTTTCTTTTGCTGACTGCGACCATGCTGGTCAGGGTAACGGGCGGCGGCATGGGTCTAAGAGCAGACCGTGGGGAAGTTCCTGAAATACTGCACTAGGGCGGCGAAGCCAGCACCCTTGAGAACGATAAGGCTGGCGAGTCATGTGCGGCTCCGAAGGGCAAACGTGTAAAGGACTCTTTCATCTTATGACAGGGATGGCTGAGTCTTGCTCACCAAAGGGCAAGTATCTATAAGGATATATATGGTAGAGATAAGCAAGGAGTTTAAGGAGTGGGCTAAAGAACATGAGTACCGACTAGATAGGGATGAGAATGGATACTTCACCAGTACCCATACACAGTCGGCTTGGGATGCTTGGGAAGCAAGAGGATGTTTAGAAGCAGAGAGTACGCACAACAGATTAAGGACTTCTCAGGGTTGAGATGGGGTGCTATATCCCCGACAGATGTAGATGCCCTGCTAGAGTTCTCTAACCGACTGTTTATCATTGTCGAGACTAAGTACAAAAACTCGCCCATCCCTCGCGGACAGCTTCTAGCCTTAGAGCGGGTCTGCGATGCCATAAACGACCCCCCGCATAAACATTGCCTGATTCTCCTGACCTCGCATGAGTCGTCTGGGGATATAGACATGGGGTTGACCACAGTTACACAAGTCCGCGAGAATTGCAGTTGGCTAACAGAAATCCCAGAAATCACCCTGCGCGAGGCGGTAGATATTTATAGGGGTAAGTACCTAGGATAGAATGTTACATAACCTATTACAATACGCCACGAGGAGGTGGTAAACATGGATGACTTTGATAAGTTTTGGGCTGCTTACCCTAAGAAAGTAGCCAAGGCAGACGCTAGAAAAGCGTGGGCGCAGACAAAAGATATACGGCCAGAATTAACAAATTTGTTAACTGCCATAACCGCTAACTGCAAGACCGAGAGTTGGATGAAGTCTGGCGGGGCGTTTATCCCCTACCCTGCAACCTGGCTTCGTGGTGAGCGATGGGAAGATGAACTAGAGGTTTCCCTGCCAAACGTGGTTAACGAGAAGCCTTGGCACGAAACCGCTACCGGAATAGAACTCAAGGGCAAGGAACTAGGATTAGACCTGAGCCAGTTTGAGTCCTTTCCACACTTCAAAGTTGCGGTAATGAGAGCCGCGCTCAAGTCTGCATGAACGACCCTTTCAAAATTAGCGAACCAACCGTTATTAGTTTTTCCGGTGGAAGAACAAGCGGTTATATGTTGTGGCGCGTACTTCAATCAAACAATGGGCTCCCAGAAGAAGCCATTGTTTGTTTTGCAAACACAGGTAAAGAAGACGAAGCAACCTTGAAGTTTGTAAAAGATTGCCAGGACAATTGGGGCGTACCAATTACTTGGCTAGAGTACAGAATAGAAGACCCAAAATATGCTGTCGTTTGTTTTGAAAACGCTAGCAGAAACGGAGAACCGTTTGAAGCGTTAATTATTAAAAAAAATTATTTACCGAATCCTGTAACAAGATTTTGCACAGCCGAATTGAAAATTAGAACTTTGCATAGATATCTTAAAGACCTTGGCTGGAAACATGACGAGAATTTTGATTGGATAGGTATCAGGGCAGATGAGCCAAGGAGAGCTGCAAAAGTAGACAAATCAAGAGTTCCGCTTTTTGTAGACGGAGTTACATCAAAAGACGTTGGAAAGTTTTGGTCTGAGCAATCGTTTGATTTGCAACTACCAAATATAAACGGGAAAACTTATCACGGAAATTGTGATTTATGTTTTTTGAAGGGATACCCACAAACACTTAGTTTAATTCAGGAAAAGCCAGAGCGTGCAATTTGGTGGGCGAAAATGGAAAACCAAATACAGTCCAAAGGCGAGTTCAAAGGGGACGGTGCTAGATTTAGAAAAGACAGACCTAGTTACGCTCAAATGATGCAGTTTGCTAAAACACAGGGTGATATGTTTGGGTCGGAAGAAGAATCTATTGCTTGTTATTGTGGGGACTAAGTGATTCTCTCCCCACACAACAGAGACGTAGCCAAGCAGATGGTGGATAACGCACCTGATGGCTATGTGCTAGAAGTCCGTCCTCCTAAGCGCAGTTTGGATAGCAACAGGTACTACTGGGCGGTGTTGGGAGATATATCCGAGCAGATGGTTGTTGGTAAGGCTTACGAGCCAAGTATTTGGCACGTTTACTTTAAGCAATTATTTTTGCCTGACCTAATGCAAGAACTTCCCGACGGGAGTTTAAGCATAGTACCGCCAAGCTCTACGAAACTCACGCAAAAAGAATTTTCTGAGTATTTGGAAAAAGTTGTGAAATGGTCTTTGGAACACGACGTTAGGTTTAGCGAGAATACGAGGGGGCTAGGTGACCAAAGATGAAAAGAAGCATATGTCTGCGGTTGCAGAATTGGGATGCTCTATCTGTCGCCGATTGGGCCATGAGGGCACGCCTGCTGAGTTACACCATATTCGGAGTGGACAAGGGTGGGGTAGACCGAGTAATTATTTCGTCATCCCCGCTTGCCCTCGACATCATCGTGGAGATGAAGGAATCCACGGACTCGGAACCAAAGGCTTCCCCAAGCACTACGGATTTACCGAGCAGGAATTATTAGAGGATGTATACCGTCTTTTGGGCAAAACTTTACCGGTAGGGAATAAATGAAAGCAATAGCGATAGCAACAACTAAGGGGGCTTGCCTACCCGTCCTAGCGGCCTCCATAACCTTTTACGTCCCCCAAGACGTAACCGTGTTCCTAGCCGGTAGCGAGATTATTCTCCCGCGCCACAGGACGATAAACCTGCCCAACAACGCGGACAACTTTGGGGACGCTTACAACGCCGTGGTCAAACGGGCATTTGAGGAGTTCGACGAAGTGGTGGTCTGTAACGACGATATTGTGTTCAACCCTAGCACCTGGAAGCTGCTTGGCGAGGACGTTACGTTTCTGCGAGACAAAAGCATCCCCCTCGGATGGGTATCCGCTAGGTCTGATTATGCCCGAGGTTTGCAGAACATTCGGCTTGGGCAGGGAAAAATGGAGTGGTTTAAGTTTGAGACCGAGAACAGTCTTATAAAGGCAGACGTTATCGCACCTATCTGTGGTTATATCCACAAAGACGCGTGGATAGATTTTAAGCCACTCAACTGGTATTCAGACGATTTACAATGCTACGAGCAAATGGAGGCAGGACTGTCCCATTGGATTAGTAGAAGTTACGTCCACCACGTCGGCTCTCAAACTTGTGGATTTAACGCGCAAGAACTTATACAATCTGCAAAGCCGGTTATAAAACAGCATAGACCAGACTTGTACAAAATATGGTTCAAAGGGAATGATTAGCGAAGACCGTCTTAAAAACTGGGGTTGGTGGTGTGCTTACGGGCCTCTTGGCCCAGAGGTTCGTACCCGCGCAGCCAGCGCAGAAGGTAACTACGAGTCCGAGGATGTCTTTGAGGGCGAAGAACCGAGAATAGAACCCGACATGATTGACGGGCAAGCAGTAGAGGACGCAGTAAGGGAATTACCTGATGTATCCCGCAGGGTTTTGAAGGCAAGATATATCCAGTACCCGTACAACTTGAGCCACAATGTAGCCCAGAGATTGCGGATGAGTACGGATAAGTTAGAGGCAGAACTACACATAGCCAAGAGGAGGCTCAATGAGCGATTACAAAGAAATAGTCCAAGGTTCGGAGGAGTGGTTACAGGCGAGGCTGGGGTTTGTAACAGCCAGCAGGATTAGCGACGCTTTAGCCGGCAAGGACACAGAGACCCGCAAGAACTACCTCTGGCAGCTCGTAGCCGAAAGACTGACCAAGACCCCACAGGCGGGTTTTGCGCCCAACGCGGCTATGATTCGCGGAACCGAGCAGGAACCCATCGCTAGAGCCGCATACGAGGCTCACACGGGCGTTTTCGTAGACCAAGTAGGCTTTGTACCCCACCCGACAATACAATGGCTAGGAGCCTCTCCTGACGGGCTTGTTGGGGAGGATGGTCTGGTAGAGATTAAGAACCCGAACACGGCTACGCACCTGCAATATAGGAAGGCGGGCAAGGTTCCGGCAAAGTATAAGAACCAGATGATGCTCCAACTAGCCTGTACGGGCAGGAAATGGTGCGACTTTGTAAGCTTTGACTCCCGACTGCCGGTGAGCAAGATGCTATTTATCGTGCGGTTCGAGCCGGAGCAAAAGGACATGGACGAGATGTTGGAAAAGGTACAGTTATTTCTAAAGGAAGTGGAGGCTGAGTGTGACGATTGATGACCTGGCGGTAGAAGCGGGGCTGTTCTTAAAGGAGGGGGAGATATTGTTCAACTTCCACGAGGACTCTAGAACCCAGTTGCAGAGGTTTGCGGAAATCGTGCGCGAGGAGGAGATGTTGCGGTGCGCGAGGATGGCAGAGGATTGGGGATTCAAGACACTAGCCCAGGAGATGCGGGGTTGAGCCAGCAGGTGATGATAGAAGCCCTCTACCAAGAGATTGTGGGGGCTGTGGAGAAGTTTGACGAGGCACTACCTCTAGCCTCGGTGGTGGGGGTTTTAGAGGTGATTAAGTATCAATTACTAATGAACACGGAGGACGAAGAATGAGAGACGGACTTATATCTGCACACTTCTACGCGCAGGACGCGGCGTGGTTTGTGTTGTTTCTGCTAGGGGTGATTGTTCTAGCGGGGTGGACAGAGTGGCGGCGTGGTTAATAGCCGGAATCGGTGTTGTATACCTTGTGGTAGCGGTGCAGTTGCTACTAGAGGGTAAGGTGGGTCTGGGCGTAGCCTTCTTGGGTTACAGCCTTGGCAATGTTGGTCTTTATATAGCAGCCAAATAGGAGAAGTTATGGAATACGATAATACCAATAGCGGTGTGTTGTTTAAGAACGAGTCGGACAACGAGAAGGCTCCCAACTACAAGGGAAAGTTAAACGTAGACGGGACTGAGTACAACCTAGCCGCATGGATTAAAACAGGCAAGTCTGGGCAGAAGTTTATGAGTCTCAAGGTTGAACTACCCAAGCCCAAGGCAGAGCCAAAGCAACAAGCCTTAGAGGACGACCCGCCATTCTAAGCAAGCAACAGTTACGCGCCCTGTTTGTTTACAGGAAAGGAGAACTTGTGTGGAAGCCTCGACCCATTGAGGCTTTCGCCAAGTATTCCGCGTATGTCATGTGGAACGCTAGGTACGCCAACACAATCGCAGGACACATAACCCCTCGCGGTTATCGCAAGATTGCTATATTCAAAAAGCCTTACTTTGCTCACAGAATTATCTGGGCTTATCACCACGGATGGTGGCCTGAGACCGTTGACCATAAGAACTGCAAGTTTGCCGACAATAGACTAAGCAATCTCAGGGTTGCCACGCAGATGGAAAACAGGTGGAACTCCAAGTTACGGGAGAAAACCAAGTCCAATGTGAAGGGGGTCTACAAGAGGAAGGAAAAGTTTTACGAGGCGCACGTTTGTGCCAACTATAAGAGGTATTATCTTGGGAGATTTGTTCGAAAATCTGACGCAATCAGAGCCGTCACCACCGCCAGAAAAGCGTTGCATAAAACATTTGCTAGGTCTGGTTAACAGAGGAACCTTTACCGCCACCAAAGAGGAGTTCTATCAAATCGTGATGAGCGAACATGAGGCGAAGATAGAAGGGCTAGCAAGGTATGTGTTGACGCTCCCGACAAGGGAGGCGAGGAGGAAGTGGCTTGACCAGTTTGAGGCCAAGCACAATTTGACAATAGCCGAGGAACTAAAGGAAAGAATTACTCAGATTCATAGAGAGCGCGTTCGTGCTTCCGACGCTTAACTAAGCCAGGCAGCTCTTTCCCACCCGCTTTAGTCCACGCCATAAACCCTTCCGCAGCACCCTCAAAGTCGCCACGGTTATGCTTCATGCGGATGGTTGACCTTTGGAGGTTGCCAAGCCCGACGTTGAAGGAGAAGGAAACCAAAGCGTCAAAGCGGCCTTGAGTAAGTCCACCTGGACAGAGGCGCAGAACACCTCGTTCGAATGTAGCCAAGTCTTGAGCCAAGAGAGCATCGACTTCTGCCATGCTAAGAACTCTGTCCCATCCGTCGGGAATTGGTAGATTTTTGCGCTCATCGAACTTCACCCTTATGTGGTTAGAATCGATAACATGACCAACGCCAACAGTCCACAATAGAGCAGGACAGCGATAGGGACGAACTCGTACCCCCTCGTCTTTTTTGATTCCTTTGATTGCGTCATCACTTACCTTCACTTCTTACCCCATTGGCGGCTCCCGAACCAAAAACTTACAATCCCAGAGAGTAGAGCCATTTCGTCTTCGGAGAAGATTACGTCTGTGGCGGCGATAAACTGCTCCACGCTCATGTCTCCAAGACCGCCCTTTAGCAAGAAGTAGGTCAGTCCCATGTTGATTAGCACCAACTCTAGGACGAAGATAAAGGTGACCGCAGGGCGCACTATGCCGTTTAGGTTCACGACCCAACTAGAGGCGCGAGCCATGATAGCCTTGTCGTGGTCTAAAGCGGCGTTCTGGCGGTCTGCATCGGTTTGGAGGGCAATCTGGTCAGTCCTAATTTCCTCGACCCTCTGTTGGGCTAGGAAACCGCGTTCTGCAAGGGCTAACTCGCGCTCGGTCTGCATCTGCGCTAACTTCAACTCTTGCGCCTTGTCAGCCTTGTCTTGGAAGAAGTTTAGGACTTGAGGTAGACCAGAGGCAAAAAAGCCAATAGCGGAAGAAATAAGGGATAGCATTACAGGTGTCCTTTGAAGATGTAGTAAGTGGTGACTATGATTAGCGAGGCTACGAAGCACATAACCTTGAGTTCTCGGAGTTTCTTTAGGTCACGCCCCATCTCGTCGCGCCCGTCCTTGACTTCCTTCATCTGGCGCTCTTTGATGGCTTGGATGTCCTTCCACTCAAACTCAGCCTTGTCCTTTCCGTAACGCTCGACAAGTTGCTGGAATAAGTCGTCCTCGGCTTCCTTGATTTCTTTAAGTCTGCGCCACTCCGCGAAAGCCGTGAGGATGGTGGTGTCGCCCTTAACTACCCGTTGTTTCTTTTGGAACTGTTGCTTGGCTTGGAGTTCTGCGACCCCAAGTTTTTGTATGTCAGTAACTACTGCTTCAATCTCTTTCCCTGCGGCTATCGCGCTCTTTATTCCCTGCGCGGCACTCTTTGCCGAGGCTACTAAATCACTCATTTATCCCACTTTCTCTCCTCGAAAGTAAGCCACGCCGTTTATTACTTCGCATAACTCTGGTGGTAATAACATACCATTCTTAAATGTCAGAACGCAGAACCCCGAACACCAGTTCACAGGGTTTTCTTCTACATACACAAATTGGTCGCCACCTGGCTCCGCAAGCGTTCCTGTGTCTACACCGTATCTGCGCCCATTGTAGTCCGTCCACGGGGTCACCATCAGTTTATGCAGGTGTCCTGTGACGATACTTCTGCCAGACTTCAAGGCGTTGTTATATGTCGCGTGTTGCCCGTTGTGCCACCGATGCTTGACCACAACAGAATTGTTTATGTCCACCCGCCACCCCGTATGCCAACCTGGGAAGTACGAAAACAGGTCGCTGAACTCAGATAACTCTGGCGCGTGGGTAGCAATGTAGTTAAAGAGGCGTGTATCGTGGTTCCCGTATGTCCAGAACTTAGTAGCGTTCTTAGAAGCGTTTGCAATCTCGTGTAGACGGTCTTGGCAGGCTTCTATCTCTTGCTTGGGTGTAGGTGGGTTAGTTCCCATCAGGGCGGCGTGGCGGCTGATTCTAGCCCCGTCAAACACATCCCCGTTTAGGATGATGGTCTTGGGCTTAAACTCGGTCAGCAGGGAAACAAACGCTTTGTGCGCTACGGTTTCCTCGTCAGGCCAGTAGTGGCAGTCGGAGGCTATAAAGACATGACCGTTGTCTACGGTATGGGAGATAACCCTACGGTTATCGGGGATGTATGTGTTGGCGATGCTGTGCTGTCTTGCGGCAAAGGAGGGTAGGGATACGTCTTTTAGTGCCGCCCGCCTTCGGTAAACCGTTCCTACGTCTATGCCTAGAACCTGAGAGACCTTCTGTGGACTCCCGTAGGTCTTAAACGCCGCTATTAGTTCCTCGTCCGATACCTTTTTTAGTGCTACCACGCTTCCTCCCGCTTAGAGACATTACGTCAATTGGCTCGTGGGAGGATGTATCGTACAGACACGCCAGCTTTACTGCTTCTGCCGGAGTTAAACCTAAGTGCATGGCAGCGATAGCAAAGTTTGCCCCAGTTCCAATTGCCCAAAAGTCGTTCTTTATCTTCGCAGGAATGATGGTACTCTCGTAAATCCAAATGCCATCACTTCTGAGTTCGAGAACGGTCACATCCGTATCCGAGTCTAGGTCAGCCCCAGACTCCAACGAATTGTAGAACTTTAATAGTTTATCCCAATCACCGCAACCCCCGTAGATGCTGTTCTCGCCCCTACGGATTTTGGTCACGAGGTAGAACGAGTCATCACCGCTGACCATCGAATCTCCGGCCACTTCGCCCGTAGATGCTCTGGCAGCGATGGTGGTCATTTAACAACTAGGCTTAGCAGTAGGGCGATTATGAAAGCGGCAGAGCCAATCAGGATTTGCTCTAGGCGCT